AACTCGCAAGGGATATTCCAATCGGGATCAAGGTTATCCATTTCCATGCGCTCAATGAAACTAATCGTCTTATCTTTTTTCGCCATTTGATAAACCTATTTCTGCGCCCAGTGCGCTGTAACCTGCCTTGTCCACCCACGAGTCTTGATGTGACGTGTCATTGAGCAGCCGTGTTGTTTTCAACCAGTCCATCATCAACGCTACATGCGCGGGAGTAATAGGTGCAAACTTCCCGTTCTGTTTAATTGCCCTAGAAACAATGACGTTCCACCCATCTGCAATGGCCCTGAACGATTGTGTTGCATCCCCGTAGTCCTCCTGCCTGTCACCAGAGATCAGAGACTTGGCTTTGTCTAGCACCTCATCTCTTTTCACAACATATACCTGTATCGCTTATCGGATTCCAGAATGTGCAGGTTCTCTTTGGTCCTAGTCACGGCAACATAAAACACCCTATGCTCTGCGTCTGGGTTCTTCCCTTCCAGACAAGCCTTCGTGGACCCTAGATACACCAAGCAATTCTCGTCCTCCCCACCCTTCATAGCATGGATGGTTGAGATTTTAATGCGAGGCGTGTCAGTAATTCTTTCGCCTCGTGCCTCAATCGACTGTATGTATAACCTGTCCTCCGTCCCGAGGTTCATTACGTCCGTGGCAGGACGATCTATCGGAGCAACTAAGCCAAACTCAGAAACAAGTTCGTCGTATGAAAGCATAGCGTCATCCGCTGCAGCATCCAACAACCCAGTAGCACCCCGCTTAACAAC